GAACTTTTTTAAACTCTGCATCAATGAGTAGAAATTGTGCAGTGTTAGTAAATCTAGGCTTAATTAAACTTTCAGAAAGTGTGCAAGACAGAAGACAAAAAGATGTCATGCTTACTACTGTTGGTCATAAATATAAAAGTCTATTCGGCAACGTATCCAAAGCAAAGGAGGCTATATAATATGGGTATAAGTAAACAACCAAATGGCAAGTTCAGAGTTTTTGTGTCAGTGCAAGGTAGAGGTAGAAAAACAGCTACTTGCGAAACACATGATGAAGCACTTGCTAAAGAACAATCGCTTCGTAGAGCACTAATTGATGGAGTTAATATTCCAGCAGGTAGAGCAAGAACTGAAGTGACTTTACAGCAAGCTTGTGAAGCTTGTTGGAATGACCCAGAGGTAGGTTGGAGAGATACTGACCATGGCAGAAAACAAAAATATTATTTTCAAATGTTTTATGATTTCTGGGGTAAAGATAAGCTGTTAAGAGACATCAATAAAGAAGAGTGGTATAAGTTTACTTCTCAATTTAAAGAGACAGCTACAAACAATAGAAGGGCTTGTTGCATCAACAGAGTGTTTAGACACGCTTTGGAACAAGGTACTATAACAGCAGATAAATTGTTAAAGATACCTAGAAAAAAAGAGAAGCTAACAAGACTAACTACTTACACATACGAGCAAGAAGAAGCTATCTACGCTATGTGCAGACAGTTTGGTTTCAATGACTTAGAAGACTTTGTAAAAGTTTTAATTGATACTGGATGTAGAGCACAGGAAGCAATCAAACTATCACCAAAAGATTTGCAAAAGTCTAAAGATGGTTGGACAGCTCATGTGTATAGACCAAAAACTGACACTCATACTTCTGTAGGTCTACCAACTAGAACTAAAGAAATTCTTATGAGAAGAAGTAATATGAAAACTTTCTTTGAAACATCTTATAGACAGATGTCTTATAAGTGGCAGATGATAAGAGAACAGATGGGTCAATCTGAAAATAAAGATTGGATATTCCATACATGCAGACACACATGTGCTTCAAGATTAGCTGAAGCAGGTGCCACATTTATGGAAGTTTGTGATTGGATGGGGTGGAGTTTTAATTCACCAGTTGCAAGAAGATATATCCACTTCTTTCCTAAAGCTAAGATTAAGATGGCTCAAAAAATAGATAACCTAAGAGACGAATTAAAAGTTGTTTCTGGTGGGAAATCTAGTTAAAACTATGTGCATACGCAGTGCATCTGCTGTGCATTGGAACTGGTTTGAATAGGAGGCTTTGTTAAAATGTTAAGCAAAACAAAAGCTAACGCTGTGTCGGTAGTCTTAAAAACTATCACTACAACAAACGCCTCCGACTTATCTACTCTGGCGTAGTAGAATAACAGACAATTCAAGCCTTTTAAACTATTGCGTAGTTAATTCGTGATAGTTACGCTGTCGTAGTAGATGTGCACTTTAATGCACAATGTCTACGAACAAACTGTAAACACACATGAGGTTATAATGGAAATAGACGCTAAAATATTAGAGAAATTTAACATTCTTAAAAAGAACGAGAATGTGCCTTCAACTCTACACGAAAAAATAGAGGCAGAAAAACAGCTAGAATTAGCTATGATTAAATCTGGAATTAAAAGGTTCCATAAAACAATCGAAAAAGCTAGGGCAACTAAAGCAGAAAAAAGAAACAAGGAAGGAAAGCTTGTTTTAAAAGACAGAGAGACCAGTGAAAGTACAACAGTATATGGTCAAGTCTTAATACAGCGTGGGCTAGAGCCTATGAATGAAGCTATTAATAAATACTTCATTGAGGCATTTGATGGTCATGCTAAACGCTATGCAACTGAAGCTACACTGTTAGCTAAATGTTTACCTATTAAGGAAGTCCAAAACGATAATAATGAACGCTGGGCAAGTTTAAGTTTTATATCTCTTAAGGCAGTATTAGATAGTATTACTGTATCTTCAACACAGACAAAAGCTGTTCTGAAAATAGCTGGTGCTGTGGAAGATGAGGCTAGATTATTATACTTTCGAGAGAGTGATAATAAGACTTACAGCCAGACTAAAGAATGGCTGAAAACTAAAAACAATTACAGGCATAAAAGGAAGGTATTCCAATATGCTATGAACAAACACCAACTTGAGTATGCAGGTTGGTCTAAAGAAGAGAAGGTAAAACTCGGTAAATTACTTCTTGAATTATTAGCCAGTACAACTGGGTTAGTTAAACTCACCAAAACATACACCCACAAAAACAAATCAATTGTTTATGTCCAGGCCACCGACAAGACTATGGAATGGATAGAACAGAAGAAAATCCACGCTGAAATACTTAAACCTTTTAGGGAGCCAATGCTGGTTAAACCTAAAACTTGGGATGAAAACCCATATTCTGGTGGCTATTACATCAAGGATTTAAGGCCGAAGGAATTAAGTTCCACTATAGGAGAACTCCACAATCAAAAGCAACAATCAACTAATGAGGTAAAAAATGCACTATAATATGATTAAGAGAGGAACTAGGACTTACCTAGAAGAAATGGCTAACAAAGCCCATGAAATGCCAGAGGTTTATAAATGTATAAACACTCTGCAACAAACACCATTTATAATTAATACGCCAGTATACCAGGTGATGAAAACTCTACATGATAAGAAATTAGCTGTAGCTGGTTTACCTCAAGGTAAACTTCCACTTCCACCTAAACCATTTGATATTGCAACAAATGAAGAAGCAAGGAAAGAGTACAGCAGGAAAGCTCTTGCAGTTCATAATTACAATGCAACAATTGATAGTAAGGCATTACTTACAGAAAAAATATTTAGTGTTGCAAATACTTATGAAGCATTTGTAGAATTTTATTTCCCACTTCAATACGATTGGAGAGGTAGAATTTATTGTGTACCAGAAGGTCTTAACTATCAGCAGAATGATTTAGCTAAAGGATTATTATTATTTAGAAATGGTAAGCCATTAGAAAATCAAAATAATGTTGAACGTCTTATGGTGCATGGTGCCAATATGTATGGTCACGATAAAGATACATTGATGAATAGAATAAAATGGGTTGAAGATAATGAAAAATTTATTTGTCAATCGGCTGAAGACCCACACAATCACTATGAATTTTGGGCTGAAGCTTCTGAACCTGTGCAGTTCTTATCATTCTGTTTTGAATGGAATAACTTTGTTAAAGATGGAAAAAAATTATCATTTGTAACTAATGTTATTTGTTATTCTGATTGCACAAATTCTGGATTACAAATCTTCAGTGCTCTTCTTAGGGATGAAGCAGGAGGTAAAGCAGTCAATCTACTTCCATCTTGTAAAGTTCAAGATGTATATGGTGAAGTTGCTAAAGCAACATTAGAATTGTTACATCAAGAACCAGACAGTCAGTTAAAAGATATATGGTTGAAGTATGGAATAGACAGGAAGACTACAAAGAAAGTTACAATGTGTATTGTATATGGACTGACTCAATTCTCTTGCAGAAGATATATCCAAGAACACCTAGAGGAAATGGATGAAGATGGCATTAAAGATAATCCATTTTCAACTGACAGAAATCCAATACCAGGACAACCTAATATGTTTAAAGGTTCTGCGTATCTTTCTAAATTAGTTTGGAAAGCTTTAGATAAAGTTATTGTATCTGCTAAAGAAGCTATGAAGTGGTTACAACAAACATCTAAATTAGTTTCAGAGAATGGATTGCCAGTTGTGTGGACTACACCTACAGGGTTTATAATCCAAATGGTATGTCCAATATTAGAAACTAAAAGAATAAACACTTATATGGGTGAAAAAATTTTCAGACCAAAAACTGGAACCTATACACCAGATATAAGAAAAACATCTATAGCAATTGAAACTAATAAGATTAACAAAAACAAAGTAGCTAATTCAATAGCACCTTGTTTTGTTCATGGATTAGATGGTGCTGTGCTACAGAGAGCAGTGTGTAAAGCTAATGACTATGGTGTCAAAGACTTTGCCTGTGTTCATGATTCTTTTGGCGTACTTGCTACAGATGTAAACCTAATGAACCAAGCAGTAAGAGAAGCTTTTGTCAGTATTTTTGATGGAAAAAATTTACTTGAAGAATTTAAACAAGAGATACTTCCACAGGTTCATAAAGATAGTAGGGATAAAGTCAAAGAAGCTCCAGCGCAAGGAACATTGGATATTAAGAATGTTCTAGGTAGTTATTATTTTTGTAGTTAAATAACTACGCTAGCGTCTTTAACAAGACACTATAGATGAACAGAAACGTCATCTGATTGGGTAGCTGAAAACAGTTATATGTTGTGTGCGAAATTAACTGGCTACCCAATTATAAAATTAATCAAACATACCTAGGAGGGTATTTATGCAAAAAGCAAAAACCTATACTTCTCCTTTTGGCAAAGCCATATATCCACATCTATCAAAGTGTGATGTTAGGTTTAAAGCTGAAGGTGAGTATAAAGTAGACTTGGAACTTGGTGAAGCTCCAGCAAATAATCTTGTAAAACTTTTAAAAGAATATCAAGCTAAAGCTGTATCCGAGGCCAAAGATAAAACTGGCAAAGACAAAATTAAAGTTGCGTCTCTGCCTTACAAAAAAGAAGATGACAAATATATCTTCAAATTCAAAATGAAAGCCAGTGGTACAAATGGTAAAACTGGTGACACATTCAAACAAAGACCAGCATTATTCGACAATGAATTAAAACCTATTAGTCCAGATATAAATATTTGGGGTGGTTCAATTCTTCGAGTAAGCTTTCAACCATACCCTTGGTACACACCAGCGCTTGGTGCAGGAGTTTCATTAAGACTTAAATCAGTTCAAGTAAAAGATTTAGTTGAAGGTGGAGGTCAGTCTGCTGAAGCAAATGGTTTCGATAAAGTACAAGGAGACAGCTCAACAAAAAACATAGGGTCGGAAGACAATGAAGAAGTTTCGCAAGAAGTTTCCAGCGCAACCGACTTCTAAATTTAAGTCAAAGCTTGAGGAAGATTTTAATAATTATCTTATTCAGAAAAAAATTAAATTTGGATATGAAGATTATAAAGTATCTTACCTCAAGCCAGAAAAACCATCCAAATATACACCAGATTTTAATTGTCCAGCAGTAGATACATATAAAATTATTTTTGAAACTAAAGGACAGTTCTTAACTTCCGATAGGAAGAAACATTTATTAATTAAACAACAACATCCAGATTTAGATATTAGATTTGTATTCTCAAATTCTAAAACAAAAATTGGAAAAAAATCTAAAACAACTTATGGCAAATGGTGTGAACTAAAAGGGTTCAAATACCATT